TGGATTTAACACTGTTGGAACTGCACAAACCACACCAACTTATGGATTTGAACTTAATGAGTTTACATCTAGCCCAGGAACTGGTGGTAGTTTGACAATTATTCCTTCCACAGGACAAGATTTAGCAATTGATTCTAACTTTACGGGTGTATCCACTGTAATAAATAATCGTACATACTATCTTGGTCAAAATTTTGCGAGTGGTGTTGCCAATCCTGAGGTGAAGAAACACTCTGGTAATATTATTTACGTTGACAATAGACCATCAATAACCAGATCATCAGATCAAAAAGAAGACATAAAAGTTATCTTGCAGTTCTAAAGAATTATGCCTCAACAAACGAATCTAAACGTATCGCCATATTTTGACGATTTTGATCCAACTAACGATTATCATAAGGTATTATTCAAACCTGGATATCCTGTTCAGGCAAGAGAACTGACTGGTCTTCAATCGATTCTCCAGAATCAGATTGAAAAATTTGGGCAGCACTTTTTTAAAGAAGGTGCAAAGGTAATCCCAGGAAATATTGGATATAATCAAATATATTATGCAATTCAACTTCAAAACACTTATCAGGGAATTCCAGTTTCTGCATATGTTGAACAATTAGTTGGAACAAAAATTACTGGAGAAAGATCTGGAGTAACTGCATTTGTTGACAGTGTTGTTTTACCAGAAGATTCTGAACGAGGAAATTTAACTCTTTATGTTAATTACCTTGCTTCTAGCACGTCAAATAATTCGACTCAACAATTTTTTGATGCAGAATTATTAACATGTAATGAAACTATCAATTCTGGTCTATTGGGAAATAGCACCATAGCACCAGGTGCTCCCTTTGGATCAACTGTGGAGACTGATGCTGCTGCCACAGGATCATCTTTTCAAATTGAAAGTGGTGTATATTTTATTCGCGGAAATTTTGTAAACGTAAACAAAGAAGTTTTAGTTCTTGATCAATACACTAATACACCCAACTATAGAGTTGGTCTCTTTATCAATGAAGAAATTGTCAATTCTGATTTAGACGAAACTCTTAACGACAATTCTCAAGGTTTTAACAATTATGCTGCGCCTGGTGCAGATAGACTTAGAATTACCACCAGTCTATTTAAAAAACCATTAGATGATTTTAATGACGATAATTTTATTCTTCTTGCAACGATAGTTAACGGAGTATTACAAACCAATACGACCAGAAGAGGTAATCTAGGTGGTGGTCCTGGATATCTTGACATCAGAAATATGATGGCAAGAAGAACTTTTGATGAATCTGGAAATTATTACGTAAAACCATTTGATGTTTCTGTTGTTAATTCGTTAAACAATGGAGTAGGAAACGGTGGTATTTTTAATTCAGGACAATTTACTCCTGGGGGAGAAAGTGCTAGAAATGATTTAGCATTATATAAGGTATCTCCAGGAAAAGCATATGTTAGAGGATTTGAAATTGAGACTTTAAATGTTACTTATGTTGATGTCGAAAAACCAAGATCAACAAGAACTTTAGAAAATCAAAATATAATTTATAACACAGGACCAACTTTAAAAATTAATACAATTCATAGATCTCCAACTGTTGGAGTTGGAAATACTTATACTTTAAGTTTAAGGGATCAATCAGTTGGTTCTGGTGCAGAATCAGCTGCAGGAAAAGAAATAGGTGTTGCTAGAGTTTATGACTTTAGATTGGAATCTGGAACTTATAACACTACAAATGCAGATATTAATCAGTGGGATTTGGCACTATTTGATGTTCAAACTAACACTGATATTACTTTAAATCAATCTCATACTTTAAGTGTTCCTACTTTTGTTAAGGGAGAATCTAGTGGTGCTACTGGTTTCTTGAGATATGCAGTTAACGCAGGAACTGCACTTACTGTATATGAGACTAATGGAACGTTTGTTACTAATGAAAAACTTACCTTTAATGGAATTGAGAATGGAAGAATTGCTATTGCAGTAACTCAACATGATATTTCAAATGTAAAATCTGTTTATGGAAATGCTAATACTTTAGATCTTTCTGACGGAATAGTCGGTGTCAATACTTTTAATGCTAATGTTGTTCAATCTACTAAATTTGTAGTTGGAATTGCAACGATTAGTGCTCTTTCTGGTGGTGTAAGTACTGTACGTAGTCCAAATACGTTATTCCCAGGAACTCTTTTAAGAGAGAATGATATTATTCAATATTCGGATACTTCGACAGGTCTTGCAACTGAAGATCCAATTACAGCCAGAGTTGTAAGTGTTGCTACTGATTCTATCAGTATAGCTGCAGTTACAGCAGTTACTGGTATTTCAAGTAATATTCTTCCATCTTCTACTTTAAGTGTAACTGATTTTACTGTGGTAAACACAGACTTGTCATCTTCTTCAGACAACTCTTTATTCACACCCCTACCAAGAACGGATGTTTCTAATGTAGATATTTCTGAATCTATTTTAACAATTAGAAAAACATTTACAGTTAATATTGCATCAAATCAACTCACTTCATCAGTTCAAGCTGATACAAATGAAACCTTCCTACCATTTGATGATGAAAGATATCTTTTAACTAGATCAGATGGATCCACTGAAGCATTGTCAGCAGATAAGTTTGAGATAGGTGGTGTTGGAAAAACCTTACAAATAAGAGGATTGGGTTCTGCAGATACTGGAGCAACTCTTGTTGCAACTTTAAGAAAAACCAATCCAAAGTCAAAGGTAAAAATTAAAAATACAGTAAACAGTGTTATTGTAGATAAATCAAAACTTGCTGGATCTGGTATAGGAGGAACTACTCTTAATAATGGATTAGTATATGGATCATATCCTTATGGAACTAGAGTAGAAGATGAAATTATTTCCCTAAACGTTCCTGATGTTTTAGAAGTGCATGGAGTTTATGAATCTTCTGATACTAGTGCAGCATCTGCACCCAAGACATCACTATCAAACATAACCAGTAGTTCCACGACGACTTCAGAATTTATAGTTGGAGAAAAAATTACAGGTCAAACTAGTGGTGCAATAGCAATTCTTGCACAAATCATTGATACTGGTAACATTTCATTCATCTATAAAAATTCATCAGTATTTGTAGAGGGTGAAACTTTACTATTTGATGAGTCTGATCTCACTGCACAAGTTTCCACTCTTAGCACACCTAGTTTTAATATTTCATCTAACTATACTTTTAAAACTGGTCAAGAAAATACTTTCTATGATTATGGTAGAATAAAAAGAAAAAATAAAGCAGAGTCACCAGCAAAACAACTTAGAATTTATTTCTCTAATGCATACTTTGATTCTACTGATGATGGTGATGTAATAACAGCAAATTCTTATCAACAATTTGATTATACTAATGATATCGGAAGTGTGGATATTTTTAGAAACTCTGATATTATTGATATCAGACCTAGAGTTTCTAATTACACAGTAAGTGATGGTTCAAGATCACCTTTAGAATTTTTAGGTAGAACCTTTAATTCTTCTGGACAATCTGCAACTAATGTTCTTGCCTCTGATGAAGCAATTACGGCAGATATTACATATTATCAAGGAAGAATTGATAGAGTATTCCTTTCCAAGGAAGGAAAGTTTCAAGTTGTTTATGGAACACCATCAGACGAACCAGTAAGACCAAATCCTGTCGATGATGCCATTGAAATTTGCACTATAAATCTTCCACCTTTCTTACATAGACCAGAGGATGCAAAAATCTCCTTCAGTGAATATAAAAGATATCGAATGCAAGATATCAAAAAACTTGAAGATAGAATTAAAAATTTAGAGTATTATACTACATTGTCTCTTTTAGAAAAAGAAACAGCAAATTTATTTGTTACTGATGCAGAGGGTTTGAATAGGTTTAAAGCAGGATTCTTTGTTGATAATTTCTCAAGTTTTAAAACTCAAGATGCAGTTTTCGGAATTGAAAATTCAATTGATAGGGCATACGGTGAATTAAGACCAAGACACTACACAACTTCAGTTGATTTTATTCATGGTCCAGTGGTTGCCCCTGATCTAACTGATGATGCTAACTTTGCTGATGTTGAAGGTAATAATATTAGAAAACAATCCAATGATATTATTTCATTGGATTACGCTGAAGTTGAATATTTGTCACAAACTTTTGCAACCAGAACTGAGAGTGTAACTCCTTTCTTAATTAGTTTCTGGAATGGAACTATTGAGTTAACACCAGCATCTGATAACTGGGTTGATCAAGCACGATTAGAAGCAAAGGTTATTCAACAAGAAGGCAACTATACAGAAACTTTTGAAGAACTTTCAGCAAATGGAGTCATAGATCCTCAAACTGGATTTGGTCCTATACTTTGGAATTCTTGGGAGACTAATTGGGGTACTATTACTTCGGTAGAATCGCAAAGAACAAGAGTTGAAGGTGGAGGTCCTAACACTATTCATCGTCAAGGACCTGGTAATCGTCAACGCAGAAGGACTGAGAGAAGAACGGTAACGGATACAATCTTTGAAGAAAGAGTCAGAACAAGAACTCAAGAGGGAGTTCAAAATAGAACCGGTGTAAGAACAATTGTTACTGAAGATTTTGAGAATACTTCTCTTGGAGACAGAGTTGTCAGTAGAGATCTTATCGCAAATATGCGTTCTAGAAACGTTGAATTTGTGTCTAAAAAAGTCAAACCGATTACCAGATTGTATGCTTTCTTTGATGGAGTCGATGTTACCAAGTATTGTGTACCAAAACTCTTAGAAATTTCAATGACCTCTGGAACTTTCCAAGTTGGCGAGACTGTTGAGGGTGTTATGCAGAGAACTGGACTTTCTGAAGATTTGTCCGATAGTTCGCCAAGAATTACGTTCAGAGTTGCTCAATCAAACCATAGGGAGGGTCCATATAACTCTCCATCTAAAACATATTCACAAAATCCATATACGGTTAGACCATTACCTCAATCATATTCTTCAACATCAGATGTATTGAACGTTGATACTGCATCATTATCAGCAGAAGCAAGAGGTGATTTCCATGGTTTTGTTGCATCTGGTATGATTCTTACAGGAAAGTCAAGTGGAGCACAAGCAACACTTAACAATGTAAGACTTGTCTCAGATCTTTCTGCTACTTTGATCGGAAGTTTCTACATTCCTAATCCAAATAATGTAGACTTTCCTAAATTTGAAACGGGAACTAAAGTCTTTACTTTGGTTAATGATCCAGACAACAATCAAGATCTTGCCACTACTATCGCAGAGGAAACATTTACATCTGCCGGAACTTTAGAAACACTTCAAGAAAATATCATTTCTGTTAGAAATGCTAGGATTGAACTGAAGAATGAGTTTGAAAGTAGAAACACAAGTAGAGATCTCGGAACAGAAGTTATTGATAGTATAACCATTGGATCTCAAACTAGAACTCAAACTATCATCACATGGTATGATCCACTTGCACAATCATTCTTAATTAAGGATGATACTGGTATCTTTATGACTAGTTGTGATGTATTCTTTAGATCCAAAGACGATATGGATATTCCAGTCGTTTTCCAACTTAGAACAATGGATGGTGGATTCCCAACTCCAAGAATTTTACCGTTCTCTGAAATAGTTTTGGATCCTGCTGACGTTCAGACCTCTTCTGATGGATCAGTTGCCACAAATATTCGATTTAAAGCACCAGTATACTTAGAAGGTGGAAAAGAATATGCTATCTGCTTAGCATCAAACTCTACAAAATATAGTGTTTATATTTCTAGAGTCGGTGAAAATGATCTTCTAACAGATACCTTCATTTCTAACCAACCAAATATTCAGCAAGTTGGATCTTTATTTAAATCACAAAATGCTTCAACGTGGGAACCAAGTCAGTGGGAAGATTTGAAATTTACTCTCTACAGAGCAGATTTTGTTGAAAATGGTAGTGTTGAATTCTATAGCCCAGAATTAACTGAGGGAAATAGACAAATCCCAACATTATCTCCAAATCCAATTAACGTCAGTTCTAGACAGATCAGAGTTGGTTTGGGAACCACAGTTGCTGATGCTTATGAAATTGGAAATACCTTCTTCCAAGAGGGAACAAATGCCACTGGTGACCTTGTAGGCACCGCAGGGACCGCAAGTGGATCTCTTACAATCACAAACGCAGGTATTGGATATACTCCTTTAGATGGAAGTCAAACTTTTAATGGTGTAAATCTTATACCTCTTAGTGGAAATGGAAGAGGTGCAACTGCAATTATTGGAGTTAATAATGGATCTATTAACTCAGCAACTATTACAGATGGTGGGTCTGGATATCAAGTCGGAGACGTGCTTGGTATTTCAACAATTGGTATAGCAAGTCTTGGACAAAATGCAAGACTGACAGTTACAGGTATCGGAAGAACCAGTGAACTTATCCTCAATAATGTTCAAGGTGAATTTGTTGTGGGTTCAGCAAAAACCATGTTCTTTATTAATAGTTCTGGTATTACCACAGAATTAAATTCTTCAGGTGCTACTGGACTTGGAACTGGTGGAGATGTTCAAATATCTGCAATCAATATCGATACTGATGGACTTCATATTAATGTTAACCATCAAAATCATGGAATGTATTTTGCAAATAATTCCGTTAAAATTTCTGGTGTTTCTCCAGATGTAAAACCAACTACACTTTCTGCTGGATATCCTGCAGATTCCACTGATGGAATTTCTCTAACATCAGGTACAAACTTTAGTACTTTTGAAAAAGTTGGTGTTGGAACAACGAATACTGGATATCTTTTAATCGGTGATGAAATTATTGAATACACTAATGTTAGTGGCAATACCATCGGTGGTGATATTGTTAGAGGATCTAATCCTAAATCATATCCTGCAGGGACTCCAGTCTATAAGTATGAATTCAGTGGAGTCAACCTAGAGAGAATTAATAGAACACATTCTCTTTCAGATGTAACTGAGGCAGATCCATTTACATTCGATTCATATAAAATTAAATTGGATATGAGTTCTACGACAGGAACTGATAGGAGCACTGATGAAGGATTTGCTAAACTTTATCTTGATAACACAAAATCTTCGGGTGGTTATCATGTAAAAGCAAGTCAAAATATACCATTTGAACTTATTACCCCAAATGTTCAAAATCTCACTGTTCCAGGAACTGTGATAACTGCTGATTTGAGAACTATTACATCTAAGAGTTTTAGTGGATCTGAAGCACCATATGCTGATGCTGGGTTCAATGACATCACGATTAATCAAAAAAATTATTTTGAAACCCCAAGAATGGTTGCATCCAAAGTAAATGAAGATGAGCAACTAGGTACAATTCCTGGATCTAAGTCTATGAATATGAGACTTTTCCTCAACACTACTGACAGTAGAATCAGTCCAATTCTTGATGGTCAAAGAGTTAGTGCTGTTATGACAAGTAACAGGGTGAATGATGTAATTGAAAATTATGCGACAGATCCTAGGGTCGATTCTCCACTAGAAGATCCAACAGCATGTACATACGTATCAAAAGAAATTTTGTTGGAAAATCCTGCATCTTCTATTAAAATTATTCTCTCAGCACATTTACATGAAGATTCGGATGTAAGAGCATTCTACTCAGTTAATGGAGAAGAAGGTTTAGATCCAATCTTCACTCCATTCCCAGGATTCTCTAACTTAAACGTAAGGGGTGAAATAATTAATGCTGAAAATAATGATGGTCGTTCTGATAGTTTTGTAGTCAAATCGAACACATATACATTTGATGCATATCAAACTGATTATAAAGAATATATTTTCACGATTGATGATTTACCATCATTTAGAAATTACAGAATTAAATTAAACTTAATTTCTAAAACTCAGTGCTATGTTCCTAAGATTAGAGATTTAAGAGTGATTGCATTAGCATAATATGGAATTTTACGAATTAAAAGGAAATAAGGATCTTGCAAGAGATCCTATTACCAATTCAGTGGTTAATGTAAATAGTCTTGACTATCAACAATATGTTACGACTAGAAAAATCAAATCTGAAAAGAATCAAAAACAACAGACAATTGAGCAAGAACTTGCTAATGTAAAGAGTGACATTAATGAGATTAAATCGTTACTAAAGGAGTTATTACATGGATCCTGACAACATCGAATTAAAAAACTTATCTAAAAGTTTTGCATATCAACAGATTGCAACTGATATAGATAATTGTAATGATAGTGACATGTTAAAAAATATCGCAAAGTCTTTTGCAAAACTTTATTATAAACAGCAAGAAACTATGCAAGTAATAGGACTGGCAGATGGCAACTAAGACAATTACTTTTGACCCAGACTCAGGAGTCCCGTATGGATTAAATCTAACGATGTATGGTGGTTCGGATTTTGCAGTTAATATTAATGTAAAAACCACATCAAATGGTAACTTTGATTTGACAGATTATAGTGGATCTGCGGCAATGTCTAAAAGTGTTGCCGTGGGTGCAACACTTGGAATTACTTCATCTTTTACTGTTGGATTTACTAGTGCTTATGATGGTCAAATGAAAATTTCTTTAGGTTCAACTGACACTAGAGGAACAACAGAAGGAAGATATATGTATGATATTTTAGTTAGTTCAGGATCAACAACATATACACTGGCTAACGGAAATATATACGTTTATAATCCAGTATCTTCAGCACCCTAAATACACTTAGGGAACTTGTGGAATAAATGGCACAACCAGCAAGTAGAACAGATTTAATTAACTATTGCAAAAGGCAACTGGGAGCACCAGTGCTTGAGATTAACATTGCAGATGAGCAGGTAGATGATCTTGTAGATGATGCCATTCAAATATTTCAAGAACGTGATTATGATGGAGTAACTCAAACATTTTTAAAATATAAAATAACACAAGACGATATTGATAGAGGGAGAGCAAGAGGAAATAATTCTACCGCAGGAATCGTAACCACAACAGCATCATCTACAATTGATGGAGCATCCGTAACATTTTCCTTTGAAGAAAATAGCAACTATCTTCAAGTCCCACCATCAGTTATTGGTGTAAATAAAATATTCAGATTTGATGGATCTAACACTGTTACAAACAATATGTTTAGTGTTAAATATCAATTGTTTTTAAATGATATTTACTATTGGGGATCTACTGAAATTTTAACATATGCGATGGTTAAGAGATATCTTGAAGATCTTGATTTTGCATTAAACACCGAAAAAATGATTCGGTTTAACATGAGACAAGATAGACTATATCTGGATATTGATTGGGGATCTGTTACTGCTGATGATTATTTAATAATTGATTGTTATAGAACATTAGATCCAAATGAGTATTCGAGAGTCTGGAACGATCCGTTTTTAAAACGTTATTTAACTGCCCTAATGAAAAGGCAGTGGGGTCAAAATCTTATTAAGTTCCAAGGCGTAAAATTACCAGGTGGAATTGAACTTAATGGTAGACAAATTTATGATGATGCTGAAAGGGAATTGGAGATAATTAGAGAGCAAATGTCTAGCACATATGAACTTCCACCATACGACATGATAGGTTGATATCATGGTATTAAATCCGTTCTTCACACAAGGCACATCCTCTGAGCAGAATCTTGTTCAGGATTTGATAAATGAGCAGCTCAGAACTTATGGCGTAGATATTTTTTACTTACCTAGAAAGTATTTGACAGAGAATACTGTTATAAGAGAGGTTGTGCAGTCAAAGTTTGATTTAGCACTTCCTCTTGAAGCATATGTTGATAACTATGATCAATATTCTGGTGCAGGAAATATTCTTTCAAAGTTTGGAATTGAATCAAAAGATGAAGTAAGACTTATTATTTCTAGAGAAAGGTTTGAAAATTATATTACTCCCTTGATTGAAGATCAGGCAAATATAAAATTATCAACCAGACCAAAGAGTGGAGATCTCATTTGGTTTCCACTTGATGATAGGATTTATGAAATCAAAGATATTGAATACGCAAAACCATATTATCAATTGCAGAATCTCTATGTTTATGAGTTGTACTGCGAACTCTTCCGTCTGGAAGATGAGGTTATTGCAACTGGAATTGAGGAAATTGATAATAATTTAATTGGCGAAGATTATGATGGTCTTACCGATGACGGCATAAACACCATTCAAGGTCCAACACAAACACTTACTTTAGTTGGTGCTGGAGTAACCGCAAGTGCAACTGCTGTCATCTTTGATGGTGGAGTAAGATTCTTCAAAATTTCAAATAGAGGTGGTGGATATAGTAGTATTCCTACGGTCGGTGTTTCTTCTGCTCCTGCTGGTGGAACAACTGCAGTTGGAATTGCATCCATGATTGGTGGAATAAATGTATGCAATTTAAATGTAAATCCAAAACTGCAATCAGTGCAAAGAGTAGACGTTGTAAACTCTGGTGCAGGATACACCGTCGCACCATCCGTAAGGTTTAGTGGTGGTGGAGGATCTGGTGCTGCTGCTACAGCTATTATTGGTGATGGAGTTGTTGGAATAGTTACTATTACTGCTGCTGGTGGTGGTTACACAGATTCTCCAAATATCACGTTTACAAATGAAATATTTGAAACTGGTGTTACTACCGTTTCTGCAGCTGCCACAGCAGTCGTTAGTGCTGCAGGAACAATATCTGCAATCTATATGACTAATGCTGGTGCTGGATATTCTGTTGCACCAACAATTTCAATTGCAAGTCCCACCAGTTCTGGATCTGGAACATTCCAATTTAATGAAGTAGTTACAGGTTCTGTAAGTGGAACCACCGCAAGAGTTAGAATTTGGAACTCTGAAACTAATGTTCTTGAAGTTGGAACTGTAGCTGGAGAATTTGTCAGAGGAGAAAATATTGTTGGTGCAACGTCAGGTGCTTCTTATGGTTTAAGAACAATAGATTTACAACCTGCAGACGATGGATTTGCCGATAATATTAATATAGAAAGAGAAGCAGATGCTATATTAGACTTCTCAGAACAGAACCCATTCGGTATTCCCTAAATAAAAATATCTTAATATAAAGATATTGTAGGATTTAAAAATGTTTGAGTACTTTTACAACGAAATTTTGAGGAGGACCATTATATCATTTGGTACTCTGTTTAATGATATTTCAATTAAACACAAAGACTCTTCAGATGATACTGTTAGTGTCGTAAAAGTTCCTTTAGCATATGGTCCTACTCAAAAATTTCTGGCAAGAATTACTCAATCTCCAGATTTAAATAAACCTTTTGCTATCACTTTACCGAGGATGTCATTTGAGTTTATTGGTCTCACTTATGATCCGACAAGAAAAGTAACTACAACTCAAACTTTTCTTGTTAAGAATCCAGATGATTCAACTGAGACTAGAAAAACTTATATGCCAGTCCCATATAACATGCAATTTGAATTGTCAATCATGTCAAAGTTAAATGATGATGCTCTTCAAATTGTAGAACAAATCTTACCATATTTTCAACCAGCATATAATCTTACAGTTCAGTTGGTTGATTCTATTCAAGAAAAAAGAGATATTCCCATTGTGTTAGAAAATATCACAATGCAAGATGACTATGAGGGAGATTTTACTTCTAGAAGAGTTCTTCTGTATACTTTAAGATTTACAGCAAAAACTTACCTATTTGGTCCTACATCGACGGCATCCAGAGACATCATCAAAAAGGCAACTATCAGTTATCTTACTGGCACAGATACCTCAAATACCACCAGAGAAGTCACATACTCTGTTACTCCAAGAGCAATTAAAAATTACGATGGAGATGTTGCTACTCAACTCACTGATGATATCACTAAGATTGCTAAAACCTTTGAGGTTGACGACGGTACTGCTTTAAGTGCATCCTCTTATATAACCATTGATGATGAACAAATGTTTGTTAAATCAATTAGTGGTAATACAATTACTGTTAGACGTGGTGAAGATAAAACAATAGCAACCACACACCTCAAGGGTGCTGCTATAGGTGAGATTACTGCCGCGGATAATGCATTGATCGAATTTGGAGATGACTTTGGATTTAATGGTAGTATTTTATGATGTCTAAATTTGATGAGTTAAATAAATCCTTCAATACCTCTGATGATATTATTCAACCAGAGGTAATAGAAAAGAAGATTGAAAAAGTAAAAGAAGGTGTTGATGATGTTAAAAAAGATTATGAATACACCAGAGGCAATCTTTACTCTATTATAGAAAAGGGACAGGAGGCTCTCAACGGTGTTCTTGAACTTGCTCAAGAAAGTGAGATGCCTAGAGCATACGAAGTTGCAGGTCAGTTAATTAAAAACGTTGCTGATGCAACAGATAAGTTGTTGGATCTGCAAAAGAAACTAAAGGACGTTGAGGCAGAAGAAAAGGTCAAGGGACCATCTACAGTTAATAATGCTTTATTTGTTGGATCTACTGCAGATTTAGCAAAAATGTTAAAGGATGGACTTAAGGACGAACCTAAATAATTTGAACGGGAGAGAAATCCCGAAGTACAAAAGTTACTAATAAAATGTCCAAGGACTTGCCCTCGTATGAGGATTTTGCTGAAAGTAACAGCAATCTTCCCTCAATAGATGATTATATTACAGAAGAGAACGCAGAGGACCTCCCTTCTGTAGAAGAGTTTATTGTAGAAGAAGTAGTAGAAGAAGGAATACAAACGATTGAAGATGCAAATGGTAACTCATTTGCAGAAGTAAAAGATATTGTTCCACCTTGGCCAGAATTGGTCAAAATGGTTAATGATATTAGGGCAGATATACCTGATATCCCAGAAATTAAATACTATGACAAAGAACTGGAAGAACTTGCTGAACAAATTAGCAGTCTTCCTGAAGTTAGATATTACGATAGAGAAGTAGAAGCAATATGTGAACAAATCGATTCAATAAGAGAATCAGTTAAAGATTTTCCAGAAGTCAATCAACATGTTGATGCAATCGAAGATAGATTAGATAATTTACAAATTGACGTTACAAATTTACCAGAAGTAAAATATTATGATTCTGAGATTGAGGCAATTTGTGAAGCTATTGATGAGGTAAAACAATCGATTCCAAAATTTCCAAAGTGGATTAATGAAGTAAATGAAGTTCCAGATTTTTCATGGATTGGTAAAACATTTAGTATTATTGATGATGATTTTGTAAAAGTCAATGATACTATTGATAGTTTAAGAGGAAAAGTTCAATTTGATATAGAACAACTCTCCGAAGATGTAGAGACAAAATACTTTAATAATTCAATCAAAATTGAATCAAATGTTAAAGATCTTGATGATAAAGTAAATGTCCGTATTGATGAAGAGAAAGATAAAATTTGGAAAGAACTCAGATCATCATCTCTCAAAATGTGGGAGTATCATAAAGAGTTTAAAGATGATGATCGTAAACTTAAAAAACAAATTCTTGGTGAATATAATACTCTTAAGCAGAATATTAATAAAGAACTTAAGGAGATCAACTACACCAGCACTAAGACTGATGAGTTACTCCTAAAGTATTTTACTGAGTTAAGAGAAGAGATCTCAGAACTTCCAGAGGTCAAGTATTATGATAAAGATATTGACTATGTAAAATCTGACATCAAAGGACTTTACAAAATTGTAGAGGAGATTAAGTCATCTCAGAAACAATTAAAAGAAGAGCAGAAGTTACTTGCAGAGACTAATGTTCCTCTTGGAGAGGACCCACCAGAGACTGATAATTCAGATCCCCTTACTCCACTCAATCAAGATTTTGTAACTCTTGATCAACTTCAGAAACATTACAAGATATTTGTAGAGAGAGTTCAATATCAACTATCATCAATTGGTGGTGGTGGTGCAGGATTCATCAAGGATCTTGATGATGTTGATATCACTGGACTTGCGGATAATTATATTCTGCAATATGATTCTTCAGTATCTAAGTGGAAGACTGTTGCCAACTCTGGAGTTGGGGCTGGTGGAACTTGGGCATCTAATTCTATTGGTATTCATACTACCAAGAACGTTGGTATTGCAACCACTGCAAGATCTGACTTTGCACTTTATGTTGAAGGAAATCAGTATGTTGATGGAAACATCACTGTTGGTGGAACAATTACATATGAAGATGTAAGGAATGTTGATTCTCTTGGTATTGTTACTGCAAGAACTGGAATTGATGTTTTAGCAGGTGGTATCAATGTAATAGGAATCTCTACAATTAGTAGTGGTGTCGGTACAATTCATGTCGGTGTTGGATCAACTGCACTATTAGTTGAGGGTGATGCAAGAATTACAGGTATTCTTACCATTGGACAGGGATCAATTACCCTCGATCCAACTACGAAACAAGTCACTGGTATTGATGAAATTATTGTTGGATCTGGAGCATCATTATCATTAGCACCCCTATTTACCAGTCAGGGTAAGTTTTCTGTTGATTATTCTAAGTTAACTTTAAAAGGATATATTTCAACTCTTGAGGGAACATATGAAAGACAAAGCACTTCTTTTGTACTAGGCACTGCACCAACCACATCTGGTAGTGCTAGATTCCAAGAAACAAGTGGATATTACTACTTTTTGCATGAAAGTGATAATTCAAAAATAATTATTTTCAATATAATTACTGGAAATTGGGACGCAGTTCATAGTTCTGGATCTAATTTCTCTTCTCCAAGTAGTGGAACATTAGTAAATCCAGTATCAAATTATTCTTTTGTTACTCCAATTAGAGAAAGTTATGATGGCACTGGTAGAGCATATCCAGGATCTGGTTTTGGAATTGAATATTCAACAAGTGTCAGTGATCATACATCATCTCTTGGTATTGCAACTGCAAGTTCTTTAGAAGTATCTGGTATTGCGACTGTTTCAACTGCATTCTATATGCCACAATACACAACATCGGCAAGAGATGCAGCTACCTTTGCTGAAGGTGCGATGATATACAATACAACAACTAAAAAAATGGAGTTTTACAATGGTACATCTTGGCAGTCTCTGCCTGGTATGTCACTTGGTCTTACTGTTGCATTAGACGGTTAATATTATATAAATATCTTTATGAACTCTCACTAATATGAAAAAGAACGGACGTTGCCCTTCGGGACAATACTACTGTTACACTGACAAAAAGTGTAAACCAATCCCTAAAGGATTTAAGGTTGTGGGACCTTCTGGAATGCTCCGTAAAGAAAATGGACACTCTGTTGATGACACTGAAACCAAGAAAAATGGTAACGGTAATGGAAATGGTAATGGTGGCAACGGAAACGGTGGCACCGTGAGTGAAGAGGGTCTTCGTGATTGGTTTGGTAAATCTAAGTCAAAAGATGGAAAGAAAGGTTGGGTTCAAGTAGTATCAGGTAAACCCTGTGCTAGACAACCTGGTCAGAAATCCACACCAAAATGCGTGTCCTCTGCAAAGAGAGCAAGCAT